GAAATAAATTGAAGAGACCTTTTATTAGAGCTTTTTCAATTATGAAAAAACATCCTAAGTATGATTTTGCTAGATTAAAATCTGCGTTAAAATCAAAGGCAAGTAAACTCTTAGCTGCTACTAGTAGTAATGAGTACATCACACAAATAGAAACTATTTATAATAGTGGTTTGAGTGATAAAAATAAAAAAATGAATCTAATTCAATTCGCTAAAGACAGAGAATATGAAGAAGATGTAACTATCAACTAAGGAGAAAGAATGAAATATACAGTAGTAAAAAGAATACACTTTTCACATGCAAATGATTATGTGACGGTGATTAAAGAAGCAGAAACATTCGAGGATGCTATGAAATTTAAAGTAGCAGCAGAAATGTTAGAGGCAAAAGACTCAGGTAATACTATTCAAATTTTGATTAGTACCGATGATGCTTTTGACTTTACACGAAAGCCTTTACTGTTAACTGACGAGGTGAAACAAGCATCGTGACGGAACTTAGAGACGAGCATTTGGAGGTTATAAGTCGAAACAAAGCAGTAGCGTACACAAAAGATAATAGTGATAAGTTATTAAAGGCCCGTGAGATTTATAACCGAACCAAAGGTCTGCAAGACATATCGGAGCATGAACTTAAAAAGTTTAATGAGTTGATGAAGTACGGCGTATGATGTCAGAGGCAGACATAATTGAATACAATAAACTAACAGAGAAGTTAGAGTTATTAAAAAAGCAAGGGACTCCGGTCGATGACCGGGGCCCTAATGATCTTACTAAACAAATAGAAATTCTAGAGTTTAGGAACGAGAAACTACACAACTATAATCAAAAACTAATCGAAGAGATAAGATCGCTTCGATCTAAGCTATACATAAAGGAGAATTAATGGAACCAATAGAACAAAAAATAACAGAACTAGAAATGAATGTCAGAGCATACAATGCCTTTTTATCTTATGCTCCTGAAATTGTAACAATAAGAGATCTTGTCTTAAAAACTGAAGGCGAACTACTTAGAATGCCTAACTTTGGTAGAAAGTCATTAAATGAAATTAAAGAAAATTTAAGTTTAATGGGATTACGTTTAGGTATGACCGAGAGACAACTTCCTAAAAGAATGGAAGATATCTCAACAACGTTTAGCTATAACGTATTAAACCATGCTTCAGAGGCAGCTATCGAATCTCTTGATGTTATTTTGAAGAAACAACAATGGCGTTATTCTGACATTGAAAAATATTTTCATGAACATGAAAAAATAATGGAGACATATAAACAAGCCTTAGAAAGATTAAAAGGAACAGAATAATGCTTAAAGGAGACAGTAAAGACTATAACTTACTTGCTAAGTGGGTTGAACAATTAAGTCCACGAGACTTTTATTTAAGTGTAGAGATTGGGGTTCGTGAGGGCTACGGCTCTCACGTCATCATGGAGAATCTTAAAAATAAAAATCATTTTCATATAGGTATAGATCCTTATGGAGACATTCTTTATGATCATGTAGATACTCAAGGAGGAGTAGTGCCCAGGTGGACAGACTTTGAGGGTAATATTTTATATAACCCAGATGGTTCGTTTAAGACTCCAACGTATCCTAACTCCATGAAACAAACTTTCTTAACGGCTTTTAATAAACACGAAAATTTTATTTTGTATCAACTAGAAGACATTGAATATTTTAATGCGTTTGGCCAGGGTGTGCCTATCTATTACAAAGGTCAAAAAAATATCATGAACACTTATGACTTTGTACACTTTGATGGTCCTCACACTACCGCTGCAGTGCTACATGAAGCTTTATTTTTTGCTAATCGATCTAGACCAGGGACTAGATTTGTATTTGATGATGTAGATACTTATGACATGCGTGCAATTCAACAAGCGTTAAGTCACTATGATTTTTATTTAATAGAACGAGGTGCAAATAAAATGTGTTTGGAAAGGTCTAATGGCTTACAGAAATCCTAAAGACCCTGAAGTATTAAAGAGACGAGCAGAGATGGACTTTGCATACATGAACTCGGAACGCGGATTTATAGTTGCGTGCATTGCAAGAAAGTTTAAACCTAGCGCCAAAAAATATGGTGGCCACCTAGCTGCTGATCATATGGACAAGAAAGAGTTTTGGAGATTGTATATGAATCATATCATTCTTATGAAAGAAAAATTTCCAGACTCTGATGGCAGGCTTTGTAGATATTGTGAGCAGCCATTTACATTTGAAACCAGGATGGGAGTTAGAGGTAGAGGACAACCTAGTAATCGTGCAACACAAAATTACACTAACTTTAGTATTGACCGATTTGATCCAAGATTAACTTATCAAAACAATAATATAGTCTTTTGTTGTGTGGGTTGTAATGATAGAAAACATAATAGTAACCCGGATGACTGGGAAAATTATTTAAGAATTGGAAAGGAATTAATAAATGATAAAGATAAATAAAAGATTTTACTACCCGACTTCGACTCGAAAAATTATTGACGGTAAAAGACATTACCTAGTAGGAGAAGAGAAGCTGCCAAGTGTAACAAGTATATTATCTGCCTGTCAAGGAGAAGAGAAGAAACAATCTTTACAAAGATGGAGAGATAGAGTTGGTGAAGCCGAGGCTAAAAAAATTACTGAGACTGCTGCAGCGAGAGGGACTCTTATGCACTCGGTTCTTGAAGGATATATGTTAGATAAACCTATCGTGGATCTAACGCCAGAAGGAAGACATGCAACGAAGATGGCACAGATAATCGCGGACCAGGGATTAAAAGGTAGACTCGATGAGTTATGGGCTACAGAGTGTGTACTGTTTTACCCGGAGATGTACGCAGGTGCAACTGACGGTGTTGGAATGTACGAGGGTAAAGAGGCCATCATAGATTTTAAGCAAACAAATAAACCGAAACGAAAAGAATGGATCGAGGACTATTACTTGCAATTAGCAGGATATGCCATTGCCCACAACCAAATATATGGCACCAATATCCAGTTTGGAATCATTCTAATGTGTAGCAAAGATCTATTATTTCAAGAGTTTCCCGTAGAAGGCGAAGAATTCAAACATTATGCGAACGAATGGTGGAAAAAAGTAGCACAATATTACAAACAAAAAAAAGAATTTCAAGAAGTGGTTGACAGAGCCGGTATGTAATGTAATATAGGATATTATATGAAAGGAATAAATATGAAAAAATATAGTTACACGGCAACAAAAAGTTTTACTCAATCTTATATGATTACAGTAGAAGCTGAAAATGATGTGGAGGCTGCAAGTAAAGTGCATGCTCTAAGATATAACTACAACAATGAATGGTCAGAGATGGGTAAGTTAGAAGCTGACGATAAATTGATTGATATCGAAAGATGTGCAGTTGAAAATCCTGCAGATAATTATTGTGAGGATTGTGAAGGCAAAGGTTATTATACTGATGTTGTAAGCAGTGGGTTAAGTGATCCAAAAGATCCTTATCATAAGCCACATATTGAAAGATGTGATACATGTATGACATTTGAAGATGATGTAAAAGCAAAGGAGTACCATGAAAGACATGCGTGAGTTATTAGATACATTTACTGAATCTGAATGGAAGAAAGCAAAGAAGGAGATGACCAAAAGAATACCCTCTATGGAGATTAATAAAATGTCCATGGATGAGTTTCAAACATTGGCCAGATTCTTAGCAAGTCCAGACTTTTCGGACATAGATGAATACAGAAGGAGGCTGCATTAATGAAAAAAGAAAAATGGGACGGCAAATCAAGGCCGTCCAACGACACGTACAGAAAAAATTTTAATGAAATATTTGGTAAGAAACCAGAAATGGATTTAAAAGGTACAATATTTTGTAAGTCAAAGAATTGTAACAATCATCTGTACAAAAATGAAAGCCCTAGTTCAAAGGGTTATTGCCTAGATTGTGGCTAAAAAGCCACAATGTGTGATAAATATGTCACAATATGTTTACAATAAGGCAAGTTTCTCCCTATAGACTTTTTTTGCCAGAAAAGTTTTTTTGTTTTTCAATTTCCAAAACGGTGTTACAATGGTTACAATGGCTTTCAAAGTGTTATTATTCGCATATACCAACACTTTTAGACGATATTTTTGTAACAAAACGCTGTTACAATGGTGTTACAGCGGTTACAATTTACAATAATTGGCTTATAACAACACTTCTAGCAAACCCGTACGCGCGCATAAGAAAAAGTTTTTGAAAAAAAATGTGCCTAGAGAAAAAACCTATAGGTGCTATATAGGGTTATGATAAAGAAAAAATCTAAATATAAATCAGTCCTTATAAATAAAAAAAGATATTACTTTTATAAGATAACCTGGTTGGATATTTTGGGTGACGCGGGCCATGCTGATATTAACGAGTTCAATGAGATGAAACCTGCAGAGATGATAACTCATGCGTATATATTTTCAAAAGATAAAAAGAATCTTAAAACGTTTGCGTCTTATGATAGTTCTTTTGAGTCTTTTTCGGATCGTAATGTATTTCCAACTGGATGTATTAAAAAACTAGAGAAGATTAATTTATAGTATTTTTCTTTGCAATTTTCATAGGTTTTACTTCTTCAACTATTTCTGCATCAGCATCTATAATAGGTTTAAAAGTTTTCAGTGCTTTCTCAAGTTCTTTGTCTAACTCTGATTCGTCAACGTTATCTAAGTTTTTATGTAGATGTAAGTTAGTATTGTTTTGGAATCCCGCAGCTTTACCTCTAGCTATTTCCATATTACCTGCAGCACTCCAGGCTTTACTTTCCCTAGCCTCATCTCTAATTTTACCTAACTCTGCCAGGTGTTTTTCATAAGTGATGTCATATTTTTTTAACTTCTCTGCTCTGAGTCTTCCAATGTATTGAGCCACCAATGGATACAAAGATGGGTTTTGTAATTTACTTGCTGATACATAGGCCGAGTTAGGATCAT